GTAGGGGGAGCAAAATCAGGCATCTTCCGAGAAGAAGCGGAAAAGCGCATCATTTGCTTCTGCTCCCACGTATACGACGCTCTACGGGATACGGAGGAATCGAGATAGAACCGCTCAACACACAGAGACACAAAACGCTTAACCAGAGAAGACTTGCTAAAACGTGCATAAGCATCAGCAGCGGTAATCGAGCGACAAACTTCGTCTTCCGGTTCGAGGTACTTAAGATAGTATCGAGGAATCGAGTAATTGTAATTGACACGCTTCTCAAAATCGAAGTAAGACCACGACGAAGTACGGGCAGAAGGGCGAGGCATATAACCAAGAAAATTGCCAACGCCAGCAGATACGAATTTTCGCGTATAACGGCGATGTTGGAGGAGGCAAGATAAAGGTGTAGGGTTTCCATCTATAGTAACAAATTTGTCCGAAATTTCTTCGGGATTAAACTGAATCTGTTTAGTAACATACTTAACGCAATAACGAGCACGCTTATGAGTGGCCTTCGCCAACCAAACAAAACCAAGGTCTCGAACGGCAGAACGAATCGTATTGTACAAGACGTTAGTGCCAAACAAAAAGCCGTGAAAATGCAATCGAGGTTCATTTCCTGTTTCTGGGTGAGTACCAAACTCTTGAAAAAAAGCGTGTTTAAACGAGTGGCCTAGCTTATGGCGCAGACGTTCGTTGAATCGACGAATGAACCAGGAAGGGTCGAGCAGAGCTTCGTTATAATGCTTCGGAGCAATCGTTATTGTGATAAAAATAGCCTGCTGACTATTAGCCTTACAACAAGCAAGCTCACGTTCGAGCCTCACGAACCAATCGTTACGCTGACGACGCAGGCAGTCTTCACACTTTCCACAGGGAACCATGAGCCACTGGCGGGCGATGTCCCAGGGACGGAGAGCCAGAGCGGACTTCGCGACGTCAGAGCCATCACGACAGGGATTCTTCTTGTCGAAATAGCGACGATTACGTATCCATATGGGCGACGAACAAGGCATTAAAGGAAACTTCTAAGGCAGTCGAATCTAATAGCAGGATGGTCGAGACGACAGCGAATGAGATAATCATTAGCGGACTCTTCATCTGAAAACCAGGCGATAACAACTCGCTTTTTACCACGATACGCTCCAATAGAAAAACGGTAGGGAATACTGTCAATCACAGGAGAAAAACGGGGGCGAAAATCAAAAATATCCATAATCGTAGAATAATACTTTGCGCTTCGAAAGGCGGTACTTTCGAGCGCGAGAACTACTTCGTTACGCCGGCCGACCGCCTAACGGCGGGGACGCTCCGCGTCTTCGGCCTCCATGGCTCCACTTCGTGAGTCTATATACCGGATAAATCCGGTGAGTCCAAGAGCGAAAACTCCCGGGGGAGAAAAAACTCTCCCGGAAGCTTCACAGTTAAAGAATTCTTCCACCAAGAGGGCGGGTTACAACCTTAGTTCCTCTTCCTTTCTTTTTCCGACGGGCCTTCATCGCAATCAAGATTAAAATCAAACATGAGAACAAGAGTATTATCAAAAAAATCAACTCGGAAATGAGGTAGACTACCACAGGTAGTGACAAGTTCAAAAATTTCCGAATGATCGATATAAAGCGAATCGCTAATGAAAGAACTGTTTAGGAAACGCGCGATAGGAGTATCCACAAGAGCACTGAGCGGAAGGGATACGAATTGATCGTCCTTGAGATAACCTACCTGAGCGAAATCAATTTTGAGAGCCGGGTTGATACGGCGAATAACAACGTGAATCTGTGTCATAACAATGTAATTTAAAGTTTCGATTGGAATTTAAGATAAAAACGCTTCCAGGCTTCAGAATATTTCAGCCAAAAATCATAACCCTCGGGCGTCGTGTCAAACAAGAAAGCAGTGGAAACGAGGTGGGTAGGGCCTAAGCTCGGGTTGCAGAGAGAGCGCCGAATATGGGCGCGCAAGCGTTCACGAAAACCCCCGTAGGGCGAAACGACGACATCGTAGTTCGTCTTAAAGGCGACGAGTATTCCTTGACGGACAAGCCACTCGGTAAACGCGTACTCGAGAACGTCGACAATCAAATCGCCAGCCTTGAAATTCTTACTTCCTTTTTTCATAGTATTGTGGTTATTGGTTTACAACACAAATATACAACCAAAAAAAACAAACGGCAAAGTTCAAAAAGTTGGAAGAATTGTTTATTTTCTCTCAAAATAGCTGCGGCGAGTATAGGTAGCACCAATTCTGTCGCCGTAAGGGCTGTAAACCTCTCGCATCTCCTCATAACCTTCGGGGCCCGCAGGACCTGCGGCCTTGCGGCCAACATACGAGGCACCAGCAATGCCAGCGGCGGCAGCAAAAGAACGAACGACATCATGAGCGAGACGAAGTCGAGAATTACGCAAATCCCAACGAGCGTTACCTGTTTCAAGCTGAGCAGTCTCGGCAGCGGCAGTCTTCAGAATAGCCAGGGTCTCACCCACCTTCATCGTCTTCGTCTCAACAACTTCACCCTTCTCATTGCGTATCTGAACAGGGACTTCTTTTTCCCAGTTGAGCTCGAACCACTTTTGCAAATCCTTGAGCTCCTGAGCGTTGAGAGCCGTACGGGAGTCGGACTCAGCGGCGGCAGCAACATTTGCAATTGCCGAGCTCCAGGCAACGGCGAGTGCAGCACCGGCCTGGGGAGCAAACCAATCATTAGACTGGCGGAGGTAGTTGTATTTTTCCTCTAAAATTCCTGTCATGGCCATAATAGAGGAAAGCTTATAACCTTGCGAAATATCAGCTAAATAGGCCTCGATAGACATAATTTGAGCTTGAGCCTCATGCAATCTTGCAATTTCACCTGCATCCTTGACGTTGTGTTGAGCAATCTGCAATTCAAAATTATCCATCTGCTCTCGCCATTCTCGCGTATGAGTATTACCTCGAAGATTAGCAGCTTCTGCTTGATCTCGATCAGCGGCAGCAGTATTGCGATTAACCGTAGAACGCGCAAGCATATTCTGCGCAATAGCAGTAGGATCGCCGGGAATAAAAGAGCCAGAGCCGACGGAAGCTCCACCAGAAGGGCCAGAGGCAGAGGGCATGGATGCAGAACCTCCAGACATGGTAGCATTTACGCCAACACCGGAAGAACCGAGCACGGCCGCAGGAGTAACACCAGCCTTCAAATAACGGTCGAAAACCTTCGAGGGATCATTGTAAGCGTTCTCATAGTCGAACTGTTTCTGCCAATTAGCATAGGAAAGCTCAGACTGCTTCTGCATCTGCTCCAAAGCGTACTGCTGTTGAAGCTTCATCTGTTTCTGCTGAAATCGCCATTGACGCCGAGCATTCATGCCTCCAAAAAGCTGGCCTAAAAAACCGTTAATAAGGCCATTAGTTCCAGTAGAAGCAGCGGATTCACCAAGAGAACGACCGAAGGAAGCCGCAGCACCGGCGGCAGCAATAGGAACAGCCATACTAAATATGGGTTAAATTGTTAGAACGGATAATATAATCAACACGCACAGTGTCGATGTGAACACCACTACGGAGCATTCTAGCTTGAGCAGAACACGATGAAAGAAAAAAGGCAGCCAACGCAGCAACGATAGACGTGACGAGTGTCCAAAAAGCCTTTGATTTATAGAACGGCTGTTTAACTTCTGACATGATATTAAAAATTTAAGGGGAAGCTACGGTGCCGCACCCTCACTTCGTTCGGGGCGGTTCTCCGAACCGCGAAATGCGTCACCTCGCCACAATGGTGTAAACAATTGAATAAAGAACGATAGAAAAATGCGCGGCCTCTCCTGCAGTCGTTACCAATAACCTTCAGCAATTCACGAACTCTCGCAGAAGGGGTCCGCGCACGTAGCATATATCGTCAAGTAAAGAGAGTACTATTTTTCTTCAAGTTTAGGGGGTTTCGCAGCAGCCTTCGACCTATCTATCTCTGAATCAATGAGTTCCTGGCCAACCTCAAGACCATCAAACTTATCCATGCGGGAAAAGGAATTAGGGTCGAAGTCAATCTCGGGGTTGTACTTTTCACCCTTATCGAAATCAGAAGGCTCAGCCACCACGTCCGGACGGCCAGGGAGGACATCAACAGAACCAGAACCGCTAAGAACAGAAAGAATACGCTGACCACGAGAAACATAGGTAGGAGCGTCCTCAATTAACCAATTAAGTGCCATAAGATCAATGTATTAACGATTAGACAAACGAGTAGCAAATGTTTTATTG